TCGCCGGCGATCTTCGAGAGGTCGTGAGGGCTCTTCACCTTCGCGACATCGGAGATGTTGACGGCATCCAGGTACTGGGCGGTCGAGATGTTGACCGTACCCATCGTCAGAGCCTTCGGGGTCGGGGCGGTGCCCTCGACTCCAGCGGTCGTCATGACCGCCAGGTCAGGATAGTCGACGAAGGTCAGGGTATCCGTACCCGGATCGAAGTCGCCCTCCTGAGCGTACGCGGGGTCTGCGTAGACCAACTCCGCACGCAGGTTCGCCAGCACGTCGCTCTGCACCTGGAAGGTGATCGCGGCGGCAATGGCGCTTGAAAGGGTCTGAGCCATGATGGTTCCTTTGGGTCTGGGCTTTCGCCCAGGCTACTGCGCTATCCCTGTCGCGCCTTGAAGAGGGCGCCCTTGTCGGATGCAGCGTTCATGATCGCGGCGGCCAGTTCGGCCGTCATGGGATCACCGTCATTGTAGCCGGCGAGGGTTGCCGCCTTGGTGCGGGCAGGATTGTTCGGGTTCCCCGAAGGTGGCGCAGCAGTCGAGGTGGCCTCCTGGGCCGACTCCGCCGCGGCCGTAGCCGCTGCCTGCTCTGCTTGGTCCGCAGCCTTGGGACCGTATTCGGCCCTGATGACTGCGAGTTGCTCCTCCAGCGTCTGGGCGCCAGTGATCTTCTGGAACACTGCCACCGCTCGGGCCGCCTCGGGGCCTTCCTGCGCTGCGCGCAAGAGGGCGTTCTCAGCGGCAAGGCGCTGGTTCTCGGCCATCGCGGTCTCGTTCGCGACCTGTTCCTGCTCCTCCGGGGAGAGTCCAGCAGTCTTTAGGTCGCTGATCGCGCGAGTGATGCCGGCGAGTTTCTGGTCGTAGATCGACTGGAACCCGCTGAAACGCTCGTCGAACTTCTTCACGAGCGGCTGGAGGATGGTGGTTTCGAGGTCTGGGATCGCCGGGGCGACGGGCGTAGCGGCTGCTTCGCTGGCGTCGGTGGCACTACCAGGTGACTGGTCGAGTCCATCTGCCATGGGGGTAGGTATCTCCTCTAGGGTTGGTAAGTCGGCTCGGTCTGGGTGAGCGAGTCCGTGATCTGTTGGGCCAACTTGATCGTGTAGATCGGGCCCATCTCGAAGAACTTCATCGCCCAGTCCTGGGCGGTATCGAGTCCAGCGTACGCCTTCCAGAGTCCGAGGCCGTTGCCTCCCGCGTACCGGACGTACCGGTTGAGGGAGACGCCCGGGTCCCAGGGGGCGATCGGCAGAAGCATCGAGGCCATGAACCAGACGGGGCTGGAGTCTTCCAGTTGCTGCTGGAAGTCCTCGCTCACGTTCGCCTGCTCCTTGAACACCTCGGCCATGCGGTCGAGCGTCCAGGCACCTCCGAGGTTCGTCTTCTGGCCCAGGGCCCGGTCCGAGAGGATGCGGACCATCCACTTCGCGGCCTTGATCTGGTAGGAGATCGGCCAGTAGAGCCAGTACGAGTTCGCCACGCGCTCCAGGCGGGAGCGGTTGACGTTGCCGATGTGGACCTGAAGCAGGTCATCCATCAGGCGCTGGTTGCGTTCGATGATCTTGTCGACGAGAGGCACCATCATGGCGCTCTCCTCGGGGGTCCACTTCTCGTACTTCTGAACCTGCTTCGCGGCCTGTTGGACCGTACGTCGCACGCCCTTCGAGTCGAAGGAGTAGACGGTCTCGGCGACCTGTTCCGCCCACGAGGAGCGGTCGGTGCCGAACTTCTTGATGAGGAGCCCGATGGTCGGGTCGGTGTCCGGGAGGGCGTCGATCACCTTCGTGATCGTCTCCGGCCGCTCGACGTTGAACTCCCGCTTCAGCACCTGGTAGAGGTGCCGGTTGGTGATCTGGATGCCGGTCTCGTCCGCGAGCGCGCGAGGGAGGTTCGGCGAGGAGCCGATGTCGGCAGAGGTTCGGGCGTTGAGACCCGGGATCGGCACGCCTCTGCGACTCATGTGCAGAGCGGCGGCGTTATCCGAGATGTCGACCATCTTGCCGCGGGGACCCCGCGGGACCAGCAGATCGTTTCGGCGGGCGAATCGAGTCGCCTGGAATCCGTCTCGGAAGAAGGCCATGATGTCGGCCTCTACCATATTCAACGTTTGCCATCGCAAGTCCATCTGGAATCGGAAGAACGGGTAGGCCACCTTGCTCAGGAATCGGGTCTGATCCGACATCGCGCGGAGCACGGGGACCGTCTGCCAGGCGTAGTAGCCGGCGCGGAAGGCGGACGCGATCGGGCCGACCTTCTGCCCCATCAGGCGCTTCGTGTCGACGGCGCGCACAGCGGAGTTGTATGACTCGTCGAGCATCACGTGGGCGCGGTCCATGCCCCCATACCGCTTCTCGAAGTTGGCGACGAAGGCCTCGTTCTTCTCGACTGCCTTCCGCAGCGCGGCGCTCACCGCGTTGGGCGGCAGGGCCGTGATCCCGCGGAAGAGCGGCTGGTGCAGGGCGGTGGTGGTCAGGTCCTTGCCAGTCTCGGACAGGGTCTGGAAGAAGACGCGGACCTCCTTGGGCGCGGCGCCCAGGGGGATCAACTTGTTGAAGACCATCTGCCGCGCGTCCCGGGCCATCTTCTGGCTGTTGACCGGAGCGGTCATCGCCTCGATGATACGGAGCCCCTTGCTCAGTGGCCCGTAGTTTAGGACCATGTGCGCCAGGTTGCTGCGCTCGGTGAGAAGGGCGGCCAGGTGGCTGTCGTCCGGCCGGAACGCGATCGCCAGCCGGGGCGCCGGCTCGATGTCGTATGCGGGATACTCGCGCGCGAGGAAGGCGGTCTGCGCCTGGAGTTCCTCGATGGAGGCGGGATCGACCTTCGGGTTGCCGTCGGGATCGAGGAACCGCGGGTCGATCTTCACGGTGCGGATCGCGTCGAGGTCGCGGTCGATGGCGCGCACCTCCCGGCGCGCAGCCTTGACCCCCTCGCGCAGGGCGGCCAGGTTATCCTGGTGGGACTGCCGGAGCGGCGCCCACATCTCCTCGCGCTTCGTGGCGGAGAAGAGGTTGTCGAAGACCTGCTTGACCTCGGGGGTGATCTTGACGGCCTTGCCGCGGACGCCCTCGTAGAGGTTGCCGAGCCACACCTTGAACTTCTCGAAGACGCTGGCGATCTCCGGGTTGGCCGCCTTGCCGCTGGAGAGGTAGGTCTCCAGTTCGGCCGAGAAGGCCTCCTCGTGCTCGCGCGCCCAGGCGCTGTCTTTCACTCCGAAGTGGGACTCCAGGACGGCCAGGTCCTCCGGCGAGTCGGTGAGGACCCGGCGGTAGACGTGGGTCCACTCGTGAACCGCGGTGCTGAAGTCGGCGGACTCGAAGCCTCGCATGATGCCCCTGACGTCATTCACGAACTCCGTCTCGCCACGAACCCCACCACGGCGCGCAGTCTCGATCGCGAGGTTGAGGCGCTGCGACTCGGCCTCCATGCCGGGCTTGATCTGCCCCCGCTTGGGACCGGACTGGAAGATCGTCTTGTTGAGGCGGGCCATCAGTTCTGCCTCGGGCAGGGGGCCCTTCTGGTAGAGGAAGCCCTCGCTCGGGCGGAAGCCCCTGAAGTTGAGCGCCGACATGGCGCGGAAGCCGGATGCCTGCTGCGTGGCGAAGGCGGCCTGCCGCTCGGCGGTAGCCATCTTCGGCAACTTGTAGGCGCCGGGGTAGATGAGGGTGTGAGGCTCCAGGCCGCCGCGCTTCTGGTCCCACCGGAACCACTGGTAGCCACCGTGACCGAAGGCCTCGATGCCCTCCTTCGAAGCCATCTCCTCCATGACCTTGTGGGCCGCAGCGTACTTCCCGCCGAAGATGGTGACCGAGTCGGTGGTCGGCTCCCACGGAAGGTCGCGCAGGTGCATCGGCACCTTCGGGTTGATCTCGCCGTTGGCGAGCCGGTACTTGATGGGCTGCGCCTTCGGGGCCTTCAGGCCGACTCCGAGAAGTTGGGCCATGTGCGAGTCGAGCGTTCCCTGGGTGGAGGCGATCGGGTCGCCGACCATCACGCCGAAGTTCGAGACCTTGAAGCCGGCACCAGGGGTGATCGCGGCCAGGCGCTCGACGTACTCCAGGAGGGACTCCTCCGCCTTCTTCATGAAGAACTCGGGCTGCTCCAGGTACCGCTTCGCCAGGAGGACCGTGTTCCCCATCTGAATCTGGGAGGTGATCGTGTTCACCCCCTGGCCCTTGGGCTCGGTGCCCTGCTCCAGGCCGTGCCGGCGCTGGACCTCCAGGCCCAGACGCTGCACCAGGCGGGGATCGTCAGGCGCGAAGCCGGAGCCGATGACCTCGTCGTAGATGCCGGCGAAGTCCCGGACGTCCTTCTCGGACCGCAGTCGGATCGCGGAGTAGATCGCCTCGTTGGCGAGCAGATTCTGGTTCGGCGACTGGAGTGCGAAGACCATCCGGTTCAGGGCGTCGAGGGAGTCGTCCTCCAGCGAGCGCACCTGCGATCGGAACAACTTCGTGTACAGTTTCTGGGCGACCGCCGGCGGCAACTGCCGCGGGTTGATGGCCTGCGCCTTCAGGCGCCACATGTCCCAGAAGGAGAAGGTGGAGACCGCGTCATCCAAGCCGGCCATGCCACCAGGGATGCCGACCTCGACGGGGGTGCCGGGGAACTTCGTCCACTCGATGTTCGCGTACTCACCCATCCCGGCCTCGGTCAGGACGGCGGGGGCCGGCTCCTCGATCATCTGCCGGGTGGTGATGCCCGAGGGGGTGAGGTCGTCGAGGGAGATGCCATGGCGACCGAGGCGCCCCAAGGTCAGGGCGTCCATCGTCTGGAAGAGGGCGGTCTCAGTGGGAACCAGACCGCGCTCGATCCCGCCGATGAACTTCGCGTAGAACTCGTTGGCGGGTCGACCAGTCTGCTTCGCCCAGGCACGAGCGGCCACGTCGGCTACCTGCGCCAGGGAGTCGGCCTGCTCGGGGGAGATGGCGGGGTACGCCTCGCGGGACTTCTCGGAGATGTACTTCGCCCAGTCCGGGTTGACGCCGTACACGCCGTCGCCGGTGGTGAAGTCGTATGCCCCACCGGTCTGGTTGCCGAGAGCAGTCTGGAGGGCGATCGTGTCATCGCGGGTGGCGGTCAGCATCGAGACGTCGAGGTCGACCTTAGCGAGAGCGTCGTCGTGGAAGACGCCGATGTAGAAGTCGTCGTGCCCGAGCAGGTCCTTGTTGGTCTCGACCAGGCGGTCGATCGCCTCGCGGAAGAGGGCCGGATCACGGGCCTCGACCACGGAGAGGGAGACCTCCTGGCCGACAGCCGAGGCATACGGGCCCTCGACCCCCTTGACGGGAACCACGAACTCGCCGGTGCGGGGGTTGTAGGTCGCCCTGCCCCACGGCTCCTGGACCCGAGAGTACAGGTCGGCCACAACCGCCTCGCGGTTCTCGGTGAAGTGGACGGGGGGCGCCAGATTGTGGGTGCCCTCGTCGAGGAAGTTCTCGCCGGCACGTCGGACCGCGTCGTAGCGCGCGGGCTCGACGATGACGTTGCGACTCTGGAGGTTGAGATCGAGGGGCGACCCCTTCCGCGGCCCGTGGGTCTTCGTCCAGTCGCGGTTGAACTGCTCCTCGGCAGCCACGTACTCGCGCTGCTTCGCCGCAACCTGGGCGTGCGCGTTCTCCCGATACTCGCGGATGCGGGCCGGCGAGTAGATCGGCCGGTGGCCTGCGGCCGTCAGGGGGCCGCTCTCGGGGCTCGGCACGGTGACTCGGGATTCGGCCATGGCGGCCTCGCCGAAGAGTTCCTTCGCCGGCGGGGAGATAGACGCCACGCCTTCGAGGCGGGCGACCAGTTGACCGGTGTCGTAGGTCGGGCTCTTGGCGGTAGCCAGGCGCGACAGTTGCCCGCCGATGGGGGCGTCACCCTGGGCCGCGCGGCCGAGGGTCATGAGGCTCTTGAAGAAGGTGACGTCCTCGGGGGTCAGGGCGGAGAAGTCCTCGAACATGGCCGGGTGCTTCAGCATCACGCTGGTCACCAGGCTGGTCGGCGTCTTCCCGTTGACGGACGCTGCACGGACGCTGGCGATCAGGTCATGCACATCCTCCTGGGTCAGGCGACCCATGCGGCCGACGATCGCCTCGCCAACCGGGACGAACCGCTCCTGGAGCGCAGCCTGGACCGCGTCGTACGTGTTCCACTGGTCAGCCATGTCCTTGAAGGTCAGGTTGTCGAAGCGGACGGTCTCGGCCACGCCAGGGCGCGGCATCCCCTGCTCGTCAGCGATGGTGCGCTCGCGGCCCTTGGCCCACTCCTCGAACGTGTCCATCCGATCGCGGGCCTTGATCTTGCCGGTCGAGCGCATGTGCTCGGCCAGTTCGACCACGCGGTCGCTCAGGGCGGAGCCGCGGGCCATCGCCTCGTCGAAGGACTTGAAGTGCTGCTTCGCGTACGGGTTGTGCTCGATCAGGCGCTCATACGCGATCCGCAGGTCGACGTGGTAGATGGCCCGCTTGAAGCCTTCCTCACCACCGAAGGCGTCGAGGACAGAGGCCTCCTTCTCGCCACCGCGGATGCGGCCGTACGGGTCTCGCAGGGTACGGGTCTTCGAGGTGCCCCACTTCTGGGCCCACATGCTCAGGTCGTTGCTTCCGGCGAACGCCTTGAAGCGCAGCGCCGCGCCGGTCTTCGCCTCGCCAGCGAACGCGCCGACCGGGAAGGAGAAGGCGGAGGTCATCACGAAGAGCGAGTTCTCGCTCAGGGGCTTGTCCTCCAGGAAGGACTTCGACATGTCGTGGACGCCCTCCAGGATGCCCGAGGCGATCGGAATCTCCTGAAGCGACTGGGTCAGCGGGTAGGTGATGGCCTCCGCCCCCAGGAGAGTAGCCTCGGTACGGAGGGCTCCCCGCGCGTAGCGGCGCAGGAGGCTCCCCGACCCAGGAAGAAAGTAGGTGCGGCCGGCCCAACCGAGGGCCTTCAGAGACAGGCCGGTGACCTGCCCCTGGGCAAAGGCCTCCGCAGCCTGGCGGACAGGAGCCATGGACTCGGCGCGAACACCGGTCGCGGCCATGTCCCGGAGGTAGCCGGAACCCCACCGGATGGGGCGGATCGCCTGAGAGCCGGCGTACGACAACTTGTAGGCGCCGTCAGCAGCCCAGGGCGCGAAGCGTCCAGCGGCCTCTGCTGCTCCGACCACACCGCGGCCGGCCTTCGTGATGAGCCCGGTGCCGAAGGCGAGGTTGAGTGGATCGAACACGAGGCGGGAGGCCATGTTGACCATCTCGTTGTCGTTGACCGCCTTGTTGCCGAACATGAACTGTCCGAATGGACCGTCGGCCACCTTCGCGGCGACCTGGTCCCAGGAGATGTCTCGGCCCTCGTCGTCCTTGTTGAAGCCCCTCTTCGAGAGTTCGGTGCGGAGTTCCCCGACCGTCTTCGGATGGGAACCGATCCCGAAGATCGCGCCCCCGGCAGACTGCGGCATGAACCCGTTCTTGACGAGGTACTCGGGCGTCATCACGAAGGAGTCCGGCAAGCGCGCGGTGAGGGCCGCGAGTCGAGCATCGGTTGAGTTCGTGAGTGCGGGGATCAGGTCGTTGGAACGCTGGAGCACGGTGCCGGCGAATCCAGCGAGTGAGCCCAGGGAGACGACGCCAGGCTTGCCCTCCTCGCTGCCGAAGCCGATCTGGCTGGCTGCATCGAGGAAGTGATCGACAGCACCCTTCTTCCCCTCACCCCCACCGGTGATGATGTTCAGGATGGCCGCAGGCCGCTCCAGGGTGTGAGCAGGCGCGGCAACGGCCTGGCCGATGAAGCCCATCGTGTCGGTCGAGGACGGCGGAATGCGCTCAGGAACACCGCGCTCCCGCTGGCGCGAGCCCTGGCCGAAGAGGCCGGATGGGAGTTCGCGCCCCCCACCGCTAGACGTGCCACCGAGCCCGCCTCCGTAGGAGACCGGCTGGTATGGCGTGCCGATAGTGGGGCCCTGTCCCGAGAAGGTGGTGGTCTTCTTCTTGTACCCGTAGAGGGTCAAAGGTCTCGCTCCATCTGCTTGGCCTTGACGGTTCTGAATCTCATCCTAGCAGCCTTGACGCCAGTGGACTCGGGCTCGCGCGATGCGGTGTAGGTTCGGGCGGTGGCGATGGCCGCCACGTCCGGTGCCTGGGGAGTCGGCAGCGCGGCTCGCTGAACAGTGGGAGCCACGACGTCGGCCGGAGGGCGCATGGTAATGAGCGACCGCTTCTGGGCGGCCACCTCGGCTTGGCGCTGGTGGACGCCAAAGACGGCGTCGTCAGCCGGAAGGAAGTCGAACGCTCGACGCCCCTTCGGAATCTTGGACTCCTCGTCCTCGGGCCCGTCCATCTCGATACCCTGTCGGCGCGCGAACTCCTTGATGGAGCCGAGCGGATCGCGCAGGATGTCTCCAAAGGACGGCATCTCCTGCTTCTCGACCACAGAGCCGCGGATGAAGTCGTTGTTGGCCTGACCTCGGCGACGAGCCTCGATGGCCGCATCCGATCGGGAGCCTCCGTACTTCACGCGAGACCGGTGGATGCCCTTCTTCGCCTCGTCCATCTTCGACCAGTACATGCCGTCATACGAAGGGTCGTCCCACATACCGTCGGCGGGTCCGTTAGAGACCTCGCCGGCGGTGTTGCGGAATCCGTAATCAGTCGGAATGATCCCGCCCTGGCGGACCTGATTCGAGACGTACGCCTGCGCGTCCTTCCGGCTCATGCCGTAGAAGGGCATGAATACGGAGCCGGCGCTGGTGCCGTAGTGGAGGTCGAGTTTCTTGTCGTCACCCACCAGGATGCCGCCAGTGACGGGGTCCTGCTCGGCGAGGGCCGGAGGCTGGCGGGACGCGAGACGCGTCTCGGGGTCGATGAACCAGCGGCCACCGTCGGGGGTGTCGATCGCCTGGACCTGCGACTCGCGCTCCACTCGCCCGCCGACCACGAGCCGGTTGACGGCCCGGAGGCCGCCGTTGGCCGCGATCCAACTGGAGGGGAGGTAGTCGCCCTTCTTGAACTTGGCACCATTGGCCTCGAAGTCGGAGGACGCCTTGTACGCGAGGAAGCGCGGATCGTTGACCGGAACGGGTTCGGCCCACACGGTCACGACCCGGCCGCCGATCTTCGTCATGGTCTGCACCAGGCCGCCGGTCTCGACGCCCTTCGGCGCGAGTTGCTGCGTGACGAGACCGCCATCGTGGGGGACGTCGCGGAACTCGGCCTCGACAAGGTGGGTCCCGTTCCCGTCCTGAACGTGGACGAAGCGGGGGCCCTGGTAGTTCGGGTCGTCGGCGAACTGGGTCCCGAGGACCTGGTCGTGGGTCTCCAGGATGCCGGTGATCGGCCGGGCCCCGTTGGACCCGTCGTCGCCCTCGACCATCTTCAGAACGTCGGCCTTGTCGATCTGCCCCTCACCGCCGGAGACGGTGTCGACGAAGTCCTGGATCAGGAGATTCCTCTGCATCGGATCGAGCATGGGGTTCGACATCTCGCCGAAGAAGTTCTTCCACGACTCAGCCTGGCGGAACATGTCGCCGCTCACCTGGAGTTCGTCAGGCAGCGCCTGGGTCCAGTGGACGCGGCCGGCCCTGCCTGACTCGGCGCTCTCGGTGGCACCCCGGGCGTCGATGGTGCCCCTATAGGCTTCCTGGAGACCGCGGCCCCCCATGCCCTGGAGGGTACCGTCCTCGAAGGAGGACCACTGCTTGGCGATGTCCTTGTAGACCTGGAGCCTGGCGTTGGGATCAGCCATGTCGCCGGCTGCGGCCACCCGCTCTGCGGTCGACTGGGCCAGCGCGTCGTAGACCGGCTGAACGCGATCGGTGTTGTGCTGCATCATCGGGCCGTTGATGTAGGTCTGCTTCGCCGCGCGCGCCTTCTGGGCAGCCTCGAAGCCGTCGGTCGTCCCGAACGCCTCGTTGTAGGCGACGATCTGATCCTCGGTGCGGAGGTACTGGCGATCGAGTTCGGTCAGCATGTCCGGCGTGACGGGGATGTCCCAGGCGGTGTACGGATCGTGGAACGTCTTTAGACTCGGATCGGCCCTCTGCTGATCCATGAGGATGTCGATGCGGCGGATGTCGCTGAAGAGGTTGTTCAGGTAGTCCTCGCCATCGGCGTAGCCAACGATGGCGTTGGCCGGGTTGATGATGTCCTCGCCGTTGACGTCGAAAGCGAACCCGTCAGGGTGCGCGTCGAGCACACCCTGGGCCGCCTTGATGCCTGCTCGGCCACGAGCGGAGTCCTTGCTGCCCCCACCGCCACCAGAGCCGGAGCCACTGCGGATGGCATCCTGAATCTGAGCGTAGCGCGAGGCGTAGTCGCGCCACTTCGGGCTGTTGGTCTCGACGCCCTTCATCTGGCGCGAGTAGTGCGCCATCAAGCCGGCGAGGCTCAACTTGCCCATGGAGTAGTTCGCCTCCATCTGGGAATCGAGGATCGCGCCCTCGTGGTCGCGCAGGGCGTCACTCCACCGCTGATGATCCTCGGGATCGCCGGCGGAGTCGGCCACCTTCTGGCGCAGGAAGGCCAGCCACTCCTCGTCGCTGATCTGCCCGTTCTTCCACTGGTTGTAGACCTCGGCCGCCTTGGCCTCCGCCTCAGACTCGGCGCGCTGGACGCCCTCCTGCTGCGCGTTGACCAGACGGTTCTCCATCTGGTTCGCCATACCGGAGAAGACGGACGAGTAGTCGCCGCCCCCACCCCACTGCGCTCGGGGCATTAGACGCTCCTCTTCGGAAGGACGATCTGTGAGAGGGCCTGACTCTGACCGCTAGGGGTCTGCCGGACCATGGGCTCGAAGGTGGCCCCGATCCCACCCCCAGGGACGGAGGCCCCCGGCGGTGGAGCGCCACCGATGCCGGTGGCCGGTGAGTTCTGATCCTCCATGCCCGACGGGGCCGCGGCCTGCGCGGCCGCCTGGCCCTGCGCCTCGGCGCCGGCGCCCTCCTGGATGGCGGCCTCCGGACTCGGGGCGCCCTGCTGCGCGGCAGCCTGGGCCTCGATGGCCTGAAGAGTCGCGAGGACCGCGGCGAACTGCTGCACTGCGGCAGGGTTCAGACGCGGGTTGGAGAGTTCCTTCAGAAGGATCGCGAGATTCTCCTCCGGGGACTCGATCCCGATCTCGTCCATCGCCACGATCCGCGGCATCAGGTTGCCGTTGACCTTGTTGAGGACGTCGTTCGTGCGCTCGACAGAGTCGCGCGGCGTGATCTCGGGACCCTGAATCTTCCAGTGGGTGAAGCCCTTCAGGAAGTCCCCGACCTTGACCTCCTGGGATGCGATCTCAGGCGTCTCCGCGGGGGTGCTGGCCTCGGGGGCCACTCCGACAGTGACCGTCAGGTCCTTCTTCTCGATCATGTAGCCCCAGATGAGGAGCAACTGGCGGATCGAGGCGTATAGCCTCTTGCGCTTCGGGTCGAGTCGGTTCTGCGCGGCCTCGATCTGAGTAGCCAGCACGCGTGCGGAGTCGACGGACGCCGCGGCGTTGCCGAACATGATCTCGGAGATGCCGGTGATCCGGTGGGCAGTGCTCCACACCTCATGCACCAGAGACTGGGCAGGGTACTGGTTGATGTTCTTCTCGATCTTCTCGATCCGGTTGCCGGGTCCGGGGGCCACGACCTGCCCCGCCTTCGGGACAATGCCGGCCAGGTTCGAGTCGTCGGCGTCAGCGCCGGTCAACTGCCAGGCGGGCTCCGTGTCGTCGGCGACGACCTGGGTCCAGAGGGAGAGGACGACGTTGAGCACCATCTGGAGGTCCAGGAGCAACTCGGCGGTGCTCATGCCCTCCGGGCTGCCGGGCTCGTGGTCAGACTCGGACACGATGTACGGGATGACCGGGAACTCCGGGTGCTCGACCACAGCCTGGGCGAGTTTGCCCTGGACGAGTTGAGCGTTGCAGATCAGGCCCTCGCGGTTCTTGTACCAGTAGTCCCAGATGGTGACGTGCTTCTGGGTGTACTGGCTCTCGGTGTACCGTCGCAGGTACGAGGAGCGCGTGTTCAGGTTGGTGACGTCGCCCTGGGGACCCATGTTGTCGACCGGGTTGGCGTGGTCGCCGCCGCGGTGGGTGACGACGAGTTCAGCATCGCGCCCCTTCGTGAAGTCGATCTCGATCTCCGGGTACTGAAGAGCCGCCTCCAGGGGACTCAACTTGTACTCGTACATCGCCCAGTCCATGGTGCTGAAGTCCGAGGCGCCCCACCCGATGATGAGGTTCTGCGGCTGCTCGATCAGGCTGACAGCCGGTCGGCCGGGCTTGATGGAGTCGTCCCAGAAGACACGAAGCGCACCGCGGCCATAGAGGGACCGAGTGCGCGACCAGTCTCCGAGGAGGACCTCGAAGTCGTTGTCGTCCAGGAAGAAGGAGTACAACTTCTCAGCCGTCTCCGCCTTCTGGCGAGACTCCTTGTTCTCGACGGGGGGCTTGTTGGTGATCTTCGGCATGAGCCCCAGGATGCGGGACTCGATGTCGACAAAGGCCTTCACGATGTTGGCCGTGATATGGAACTTGTTCAGGCGCTTGATACGATCCTCGGGCCACTGATCTCCGCCCGGCGGGGCGTAGAACTTGTGAACTCGGTCGTAGAAGCGCGATCGACGTGCAGCGTCATCAGACGCCTGGGAGTGTCGGAACCGCGCGAGCGTCTCCACTTCGAGGTCCGAGAGGACCGCTGCGTATGATCCGGGCTCTTCAGCCATTGGGTTCCTTACCGCCACACGGGCGCGCTGTACGATGGGTCAAAGGTTCGCTCCTTGGTCATGCCGATCTGGCTCCTGGAGGCGACGTGCGCTGCGCCGGCGAGGGCCATGACGCAGTCCTGGACGAGGTTCTTGTCTTCGAGTCGGTAGGAGAGGACCTCACGACGGAGCCTGAGCCAGGTCGCCGGCAAGATCAGACGGCCGAACATAGCAGCCCGCAGGTCGGTAAGGGCGTCCATCTTCACGTGGCCCGCGAAGTTCACCGGCCGCCGAGGCGCCATCCGGCGCAACTGCTGCTTGATGATGAGGCCCCCCATGCTGGTCGCGTCGAATCCCGTGGTACAGGTGCTCCGCGACGTCTTCGTGCGGACTCCGTTCCACCGGCTGTGGACCTTGGTCATCTCCGCCACCAGAGCGTCGAAGCCCATCGGGGTTTCCCATCGTTGGAAGTAGACTCCTTGCCAGTTGGGCCCAGTGATGTCGATGACGACCAGGACGGTCGGGTCGTTCCCGACGCTCGGGTCCCAGAAAGCGACGTACCGGCGGCCGGCGCGAGGCTCCTGGTTCTCCGGGATCGCCCGGAAGGTCTTCATGATCCGATCCTGCGGCACGAAGAAGGCGTCGGTCGGGTTCAGGAACGCGCCTCTCAGCGACTGCTCCTTGGACTCGTCGATCGAGCCCTCCATGTAGTCGACCTGCTCCTGGGTCAGGCCGTACCCGACGTTGTCCTGCACGTGAGACCAGACGAGCGCCTTGCGCTCCTTCGGGTCCGGCGCCTCCCACATCCGGGGATGCGGCCTGTGCGTGAAGACGTTGAGGATGTCGGTGACGATCTCGTACCAGTCGTTGATTCCGTCCGGCGTCGAGACCATCCAGATCGGTCCGCCGGTCGAGATGACTCGCAACTTCAGGACCTGGTTGAGCACGACCTTCAGGTTGTTCTCCTGGGCCGCCTCGTCAACGGAGCACCCGTTGGCGCGTACGCCGTGGATGGCGCTCGCGCGATCCTCGCTGGTTCGGAAGTGAATCTGGGAGCCGTTCCAGAGGAGGAAGCCCGGGTAATACTTGTCGAACTTCACCTCGACAGCCAGGCCGTCGAGCCAGCGGAATGGGCGCCTCTCGCCAGTGTCCTTGTCGTACTGCGCCGGGTGGGCCCCCTTGACGAGGAGCGCCATGTCCTGGCGGACGAAGTCTGCCTGCCCCTGGGACGGAGCCAGGTGGTACCACTTGTAGGGGCTGTTGAGCCAGTAGTCCCAGTTGCGGTTGTCGGTTCCGATCTTGTTGTGAGCCGCCCAGAGGAGGGCGATCGCGAGACCGAGCGTCTTACCGATCTGGTTCGCCGCCACGTGGGCAACGATGCGGTAGGCCCAGGACCAGCCGTCGGGGGCCTGGGCCAGGAGGTAGAACCACCGCTTCTGCGCCGGGTTCAGCCTGACGCCGAGAATCTCCTCGGCGAAGTAGACCAGGTTGCGGCCCGCCCGAAGCGGACCGAGCGTCCGCTCCAGGTCGTTCAATGCGGGACTACGATCCCGTAGTAGTCCCTTTCGAGGACCTCGGACGCGTACACCTCGTCGGCACGTCGCTGGAGTTCATCCTTCTGGGCGTCGGTCACGCCGAGCGCGGCGATCTCCGGGTCCCAACGGGCGGCCTGGATGTTGTTGTCCGGCGGATGGACGATGCTCAGGGCCTGGCCGAAGGGCTCGGCACCGCGGAAGAAGGAGCCGCTGCGAGCCATCAGTTCAGAGCCCGCCAGTTAGCGAGGACACCCAGATGCTCGTCCGCGATCGCCTTGAAGAAGCCGAGCGCCGTGTCGACATCCGCGCTGTGCCGGTTGTCCCTCTCGTCCTGCAACCAGACCGACAGGGGGCAGAAGGCGTTGGTCTTCACGATGTCGCCCACGTGGCGCTTGTGCGGGTTGGGGGAGACCATGAGGAAGACCGCCTGCGCCGGCAGGCGCTTGATGAGCGAACCCTGGTCCTCCTGAAGCATCTGCCTCGGCTGGACGTAGGTAGCGATCTGCATGTCATCCCCGAGTTCCGGGTGGAGAGCCAGGAGTTTCTCCCTGATCTTCTCCACCCGCGAGTTGGTGAGGAGGGTGTCGTACTGAGCCAGCGACCGACTGATGTCAGGCGCCTTCACCATGCGCGCCAAGGCTAGACCTCGGGGCTGTTCTGCTCGAAGACGTTCTCGGTGGCGACCGGCAGAGCCATCGGATCGAGGACCTGCTCGGGCTCCGGGTTCAGTTGGGTGACCGGGATCGGAGACGCGGCCGCGACATCGTCGTCCTCCAGGTCGATGTCGACCTCGATGCGGGGCTTGGCAGAGGCTGCGGCAGACTCGGCGCGGATCAGGGCGTTGGGCCCGTCGTACTCGCGGAGAATCTCGCCGTTGTCGGAGCGCGCGACGGCGAACCCGTCAGTGGCCGCGATCAGTTCATCCGAGACGAAGATGTCACGCGGGTGATCGTTGGCGACGAACCCCTGCTTGAACCAGGGCATCGACTTCTCCTGCAAGTGCGGGAGCAGGTCGGTCTCGCCGATGATCTCCAGGACCGCCGGGTCGAGACGACCCTTGTCGATCTTGCGGAGAACGATGATGTCGCGGGCGAAGATCGAGGTGTCCTCGACGTGCCGGCCCGAGAAGTCTCTGAGGGTCATGCTGTTCCTTCCTCTGCGGGTAGTTCCCGCCAGTTGCCTTGAATCACCTCGCCGGTGGTGAGTTCCTCCGGCTTCTGCTGCGACATGAACTTCGCGAGCAGGATGATGACGTTATCCGATCCGAGTTTCTTCGCCTCCAGGGCGGTAGCCGCCTTGATGGCGTGGTCGACGGTGACCTCGTCCGGGTTCTCCATGGCACGCTTCATGCCGATGTCCCGGATCATCTCCAGGACCCCCTGATTCGTCTTCGGCTGGATGGCCGGCGACTCCTGGGCTGCCTTCGCGTGCGTGATGAGTGGATGCGTGATGTGCTTGACGTGCTCGTACCAGGTCTGTCGGGTGAACGTCAGGCCGGGTACCAGTTCGAGCGCGAACTCCTGCGCCTTCGCCGCATTGAACGTACTCCTGCCCTTCGCGTCGAGGGGCGCAGAGGCCACCTTCGCGTTCAGGAACTCCGCCGCCTTGCTGTCACAGACCTTGCAGTATCCCGGCTTCCCCTGGCCGGCCATCAGTACGCTGTCGCCTGGTGGCCGCCGACCCTTCGCGGTGCGGGGGCCGGAGCCCTCTCCGTCACCCTCATGGCGACGGTCTGTCGGTTGGCGATGAGTTTCCGGTTGTACTTCAGGCGCGCGATCCAGGCGTCCAGCGCCTGCTGGTTGAGGAGCGCGTACGCCGGCGGGGTGCCGGCGACCCCTGCCTTCTTCATAGACACGGCGGCCTGCGAAGCAGTAAGGGGTCGAGGGCTCGCGTTGACGTACGGCTGAGTTCGGGCCGCCTCGTTGGCCTGCATCACCCTCGCCCTGTTGGCGTTCCCCTGTCGCACCGCAGCGGATGCCGCCGCGTTGCCGACAGGGGTAGGTGCGCTGGTCCGAGCCGCCACCGGTGCGGGTCTCGCTGCCGCCGGCCTGGCTGCCGGCTTGGTTGCTGGCTTGGCCGCGGGCTTGGGAGTCGTGACCTGCTGCTTCTTCCACCAGGCGACGACCGCCTGAGCCGCCCTCTTGCGGAGGACGGAGTCACTCTGCCCCCGAACCTGACCAGACTTCAGCCCGTACTCGGAGTAGACCTTGTTCAGGTCCTCCATCTTGACGGGCTTGATCGAGGAGGCACGCTGGTACCCCGCGATCAGGTCTGCCTGGTCAACGGGCGCCTGGGAGATCATGGGTTCAGGTCGACTTCTTGATCTTGGTGCCGATCTGCTTGAAGAGGTTGTCCTGGGGGGCGACCTGACCGAAGAAGTCGCGAATCACCTGTCCCGGGTCGAATCCCGACTCCTGCTTCGGCTTCGCAGCCTGAGTCCGATTCGGACCCGCCAGCATCCCGGTGCGCTTCGAGTAGAGACCGCCACCCGGGCCGACGACCAGGCCCTTGCGCGCGAGCCGCGCGCTGCGACTCACCTTGTTCCGGGCTCCGGTCGCCCGATTGCCCTTGACGTACTTCTGAGGGGTTGCCACTACCGCTTCCTTTCGAGGGTCTTCAGACCCGCCTTCTTCATCATCCTCATTCGCCTCATGCCGGCCTTCGACGGCAGGAAGTCCTTACCAGGCATGTGGGGCTCCTGGTTGCCGATATTCACCCGCTGGCCGCGGGTAGAGCGGGAGCCAATCACCTTGCGGCGGGCGCCCTTCGGCAGATTGCGCTTGTACGACGCAGTGCCGATACCTTGGTCGGGCATCGGCTTCTTCTTCATGCGTCGGACGCCCTTGGCGGGACCTGGCATTACTTCTTCTCCTTGGGGATCATGCGGTGGACCTGCTCCATCCCCGTGGCCTCTGCCGGGCGGTGGTCGGAGTGGTAGATGTAGGTGCCTTCGATGATGACGAACTCCTCGTTCGGGCCGATCGGCTGCTTGCAGTCGTGGCAGTCCCAGTGGAGGTCGTACTCGTGTGGCATCCTCTTCCTCTCGTCGCTGTTGGTGGAGATGCCCGCTTCTCAGCGGGGTTCCCGATCGCGTAGCCCCTCGTCGCCGAGGGAGGTCACGGGTCGACTTGCTGCATCCCCATGTTCAGAGGTCCGCTCAGGAGGGGTCTTAGTCCCGAAGGCCTAGAGGACCCCCCTGAGTCGGACTTGTCCGCGAGGCACACGGGGCCCGAAGGCACGCTGCGGTCGCGGCTGCTGAATGAGCCAGGGGGACGACAGTTTCTGCGGATTGCGGTCCGCGGCTACCTCTGTCGAGCCCCCTGGCCTACGGCGCTCTCCCGGTGCCTCCGACTCCCTGGGAAACCCCTGGGTGTACTTGGCGGTGACAGAGCCCCGACAACTACCTGACCCCGCGGTGTAGCGCGCGATTCCAGGAGTCGTGTGAATGGGTGCGGGTTCCGGTCTCGCACCGGACCTCGTGACCGTATGGGGGTCGGAGGGCGCTATGCACCCGCGTGGTTCTCGTTGTGCTCTGCGATCTCGGCGAACATTAGTTCGCAGCGGGGGCAGAGTTCGTCCCGGTCGGTCACCAGGACGTGCTTGTGGACGCCGGGGAGGATGCGGTGCGCCAGGTTGAAGCGCAGGTTCCAGACCAGAGCCGAGAGCCGCTGCTTCATTCGTCCTCCTCCCCATCCGCCTCGTCGGCGGGGGTGTCCTCGTCTGTCTCCGCTGCCTCCGACTCGTCGAAGGGGACCTCGAAGAGGGTCTCTTCCATGTCGACCGCCAGTGTACACTATCGAGGGGTTCTTCGCCCCGCCCCGGCTACATGAGAATCTGGTGGTTCAGGTGGGATTCCAGGCCGTCGGCGGGGTGAAGTCTTCCTCTGCCATATTGGACGTTCGCCTGCCCGAGTCCCTCGCGTGCGCGTGCGCGCGAGCGCGGTGTATCTCTATAGACCTAGATCGGACTAGGTCTGTTCCTCGTTCATAAAGGCATACGGTTCACCTTCATAGGCATACGTGCTCTTCAGGATAGGCCTATGGCGTTTGTCCCGGTTGTTGAACGGGTTTCCAGGCCAGTTGCGTGAGTATCACTCTCCTTTCATTGCCGGTAGCCCGTTGTGAGGACACTACCCGAGGGTGGGGGGTCTTACGAACTCGTGAGATCGCGGTATACACTACATGTGATACCCCTGTTGGTGGGTAGCAGAAGGGGTGGTAGACCAGAGGTGGATAGACTACGTACCCATGCATACCATCGCAGTATGGGCCTACCCCCGGGCCGAGGCCCGCCGCGCTGCGCGCCCGGCACAGCAGTGACCGACCGGCTGACCCCTCGACCCAGGTGAGCAGCCGAGCACGACTTGACAACCGAAGTACGGGGCCTCATAGTACGGGAGCCAGGGGACACCTTAGCATCGGAGCAGGCTACCTTGATCTCGGCAACCGCCACACCGCAGCGCAAGGAGCGCACCGCAGACATGTTCGGACCCATCGCCGTCGCCACCGGAGAGCACCACCGATGACTGAACTCAACTACGGCTTCCCCGACCGATGCGGAGCCTGCGGCACCGCGCACAACTTCCTGATGGACTGCCCCCCGAAGGAGCAGGTGGTCACGACGACCGTCACCACCCTGGACGGGGACCGGCGCATCGGCGTCGAGTACCGAGTCGGGGACGAGGTCGAGGTCCTGAACGGGGGCCTGGGTACCTGGCAGCCTGCCACGATCAGCGCGATCCGCGGCTACGGCTTCGAGGTCCTGACCGGCAAGCCTGAGCAGACTCGGCTGGCGTTCATCTTCCAAGTCCGCCGCGCACGCTAACCGCCGAAACCGGGCCGAGCCCGGTCCGTTCAGGCTGGCTACCTGGGCGCTGAAGAGGCAAGCCACGAAGGAGCACGCACCATGAGCGTGGACAGAGGACCGGAGCCCGGCGTGGGCCCTGAGACGACGAGGGCGATCCGCGCCATCGTCAACGAGAGTCGGGTCAAGCGCGGCTTGGCGCCGATCACCTTCACCCTGCGGGAGTCGGTCGAGACCCTCGACGAGGTGAGCATCTCGGAGGCCAGCGCGCTGGTTGAACTCCGGGGCAAGTGGGGCTCGCGCCCCGGATCGGAGCACTGATCGTGGAGCGACTGAACAAGGAGGGGCTGGCCGCGGTCGAGCCCCGAGTCAGCCCCGTGAAGCACTGGCGCAGCGCGGAGCAGGCCTGGGTCGAGGCTGGCTACCTGGCCCAGAACCCGATCGGCGTGGCGGGCATCAGCGGCTACTTCGCCGGCCGCGGCGCCACCGAGGCGAAGGCCATCGAGAAGTGGCACGCGCTCGCCGAGAAGAGCCGCGTCAAAATGGAGGCCTGGGAGGTCGACCTCGACCTCTACGGCTCCACCGCCCGGAACAAGGCGCCCTTCGCCTCGAAGGTCGCACCCTCCGGGGACTGGGTCTCGGCCTTCGGCAAGGCGAACGTGAACGCAGGAGACTCGGCGATCGTCTGGGGTCACGGCCGGTACCGCCATGGGGTGGTCACGAACGTGAGCCCAGAGCCCGCGGACCCTCGCGATGGAGGCGGTCGACGGGACGCACGACATCCGTGATCGGGAGCGGGACGGCAAGCCCACCTCCGCACGATAGCCCGAAACCCGGCCGCGCCGGGTCCAGCCGTTGATGCGGCTGCTGACGAGGGCAGTACCCTGCATGGGAGACCAGCGGTGAAGATCGCACTGCAACTACTGGAGGAGGAGCGCGAACTCCTGCTTCGAGACCACTACGAGGACAGTCGACATACCTCCTGCGACGGGTGCCAGCGGGCATACGACGTGCGGATGGAGATCGAGTCCCTCGTCCTGCCTCACGTCGGGGACCTGCTGAAGCGGTGCGCGAACTGCTTCGCCCCGATGTACACGGTGGTCCGCGGCCACCACCACACTGAGGACGGGAAGGACGTGACCTCATGACCGCCAAGCGGCCCGAGGTCCAGCGGTGCGGAGAGCGCCACGCGCACTACCTGCACTGCCTGGTCTGCAACCCTCCCCCCGCCGAGAGGCCGGGGATGAAGGTCATCACGGTCAAGGGCATGGACGCCGGGGACGCGCTGGTCGAGGCCGCCCTCCACCTGGAGGGGCGCGGCTACCGGATCACCGGCGAGCCGGTGAAGACGAGCACCTTCGTCGATAGGTGGGGGCCCAAGGTGTGGCTCTGGAAGGTGCCCGTCGAGCACGAGGGACTGACGCCCCCTCCGGTCGCAGCCGAGTACCGGAAGTGCCCGGAGTGCGGTCGCATCTTCAACGTCATGAACCCCGTCGAGGCGCAGGAGTGGTACTACGGCCACGACTGCGAGGTGCAGGAGGAGGACTGATGGTCATGCGAGGAATCCGGGAGAGCCAGCGCGCGTGGGTGGGACACGGCCCGATCCACGACGACTCGCCTCCCCGCAGGCTGGAGCGGGCCGAGCCCGAGTTCCTGGGGGAGCCCTTCGAGGAGGAAGTCCGCTGGTTCCCCGTCGACGACGACTGGGACTACGACGATCCCGATCTGGACATGCCCGAGGAGGACATGACCGACGTGTTCGATAGCAGCAGAGGAGGAGACTGATGGACATCAAGGTGCGGTACGATCGGATCGGCCTGATGCTGATCGCGGCGTTCGTGTGGGGGATCATCTCGTCTATGCTCGGCCTGCCTGGCATCCTGGGGGTGCCGGTGGGGATGCTCTGGGCGGCGAACTTCCCGATCCTGGGGGACGACTGATGCGCGGCGCAGTCGAGGCGGCCAAGAGGGGGGAGGCGCCGATCCCCAGGTGGATGCCGATCGTGCCGATGCTGAAGACGGCACGCGAGAGGGCGACCTCGCTCGGTCACCGGCTCACCACCTTCGAGGTCGACGATCCCCTCTTCCCCCTGGAGTCTCGGATCGCCGAGTGCCGGCGGTGCGAGCGGCTCGCGGTCATCGAGATGGATGAGGCGCCGTACCTCTTCGGGGCTGCGTTTCGTGTAGCGTGCGACATGCAGTAGATCGCCTGATCTGCTAGACTGCTAGTCACGGGTCATTCTCGGGGAGCCCCGCTCCCCTAGGCCCGGGGGTTCTGGGGGTCGGTCTACGGGCCGGCTCTCCGGGACCCCACTCAGCAGGAGGCAGATGGACGAGAAGGAATCCCGCAGGCTGGAGACCCTGGCTGACGACATCCTGAAGAAGGATGCTCGACGCCGGGGCTTCGTCGCGCCCACGGGCAGGGGCTTCACGAAGTACGAGCGGGCCATCGGCGTCACCTCCGAGAGCGGGCTCCGTCGCACGTACCAGCACGAGGCGGTCGGCTTCACCGAGGAGGAACTCGACCACCTAGCGACCGAGACGGAGACTGACGCGATCAGACGGCGGCGGGAGGCCGCGGACCTCGATCAGGCCCCGGTTGAAACGGCGGCGACCGAGGAGACGAACGTTGAATAGGGTAGAGGAACCTCTACATTCACGGCTCTGGAAGGAGCACTTCTGTTGAACCGAACCTGGTCCGCCCACGATGAGGCGGTACTCTGGGAGACGGCCACCGGCCATCCCGAGTCTACGGCGGCGGAGATCGCCGGACTCCTGGCCGAGAGCCTCGGCCGCCCCTACACCGAGGACATGGTCCGCAACAAGTTGAAGCGGATGCGAGCAGCCGGCGAGGTGCTGGCCGTGGGGCCCACGGTCGCAAGCCTGACCGCAACGGCGCCGCTCCCGGCCGTGTCGCCGGTCATCACCATGAACCCGATCGACGGCAGCGGCTCGATCCAGACGCCGGATCAGGACACCGAGGGGGCAGACTTCGAGTCGGTGCTCCGAGACTTCGGCTTCAACCCCGACGCCTACGAGATTCTGGAGCCCGTCGGGGTGCGCGCCTGGGAGAACTCGACCGGCAAGCACTGGTCGTACACCGCCCGCATCAAGCGGCGCGCCCGGGCAGAGCAGGATGTGTCGGTCCATATTGCCGAGGTCCAGCGACACAAGATGGCGAAGGGCCGGCGCATCAAGGCTGGCGACTCCGCCCTGGTCGTGGGCCTGAGCGACTGGCAGATCGGCAAGCGAGGCACCGCAGCCGTGACCGCGCGGGTGCTCGCCCTGGGTGGGCAGATTCTCCAGCGCACCGAGGAACTCCGGGCTGCCGGCCGGAAGGTCGACACCCTCTACCTGGTGGGGCTCGGCGACGTCATCGAGGCGTGCGACGGGCACTACGCGATGCAGGCGTTCGAGGTGGAACTGGACGAGCGGGACCAGGTGAAGTTGGCCCGCCGCCTGATCGTCCAGATCATCAGCGACCTGGCCCCCCACTTCAAGGCGATCGTCGTGCCATGCGTCCCCGGCAACCACGGTGAGAACCGTCGGGCCGGTAAGGCGTTCACCTCCTTCGGCGACAACCTGGACGTGGCCGTCTTCGAGCAGGCATCGGAGGTCATCGCCGCCACGCCGGGCATGAGCCACGTGGAGTTCATCATCCCGAACGACGAACTCTCGATCACGCTCGACATCAAGGGGACGATCGTCGCCCTGGCCCACGGTCACCAGGTCCGCAGCGGCGGAGCCCGGGGCGTGAAGGGCTGGTGGAGCAAGCAGTCCTTCGGGATGCAGCCCTCCATGGGAGCCACGATCCTTCTGACCGGACACTTCCACCACCTGGTCGTCGACCAGGACGGACCCCGCACCCACTTCCAGTGCCCGACCCTCGACGACGGGTCGCCATGGTTCGAGGCGACGAACGGCGTCTCCTCAATCGCCGGCACGCTCACCTTTCTGGTCGGACCGGAGGGCTGGTCGGACATGGAGGTCCTGAACTGATGGACGCAGCCCTGGCCCTGGCCTACCTGATGCTGGCCGTCGTCTGCATCCTGGCCGTGATCGGATTGAACGAGGAGAAGATGCGATGACGTACGAGACGAAGGACTCCGGCTCACGGGCCGAGTACGCGAGCGGCATGGTCCGCGACACGGAGGCGGGCAAGGCGCGCTTCGACCTCCTCTTCCCGATCGGCGTGCCGTACGCCGCCCAGATGATGACCCGCTTCGCCGACCTGATGGCGCGCGGCGCCGAGAAGTACGAGGCGCGGAACTGGGAGAAGGCGAAGGGCAAGGAGGAACTCGATCGGTATCGGTCCTCTGCGCTGCGCCACCTCGTCCAGTGGGCAGCCGGCGAGACTGACGAGGACCACGCTGCCGCGGTCATGTTCAACCTGATGGCCGGCGAGACGGTGAAGTGGAAGATGGCGAACCCAAGGCCCATCGACATCGTCAACCTGGCCGGACAGGGTAGGTTCTGCGACGACTGCTTCGCCGCGAAGACCTGCCGCTTCCACCCCGGTGGGTGCAAGGCTGCTGGCTACACCTGGCGGTGGCGTCGGTTCGTCTGGGCCCCCACCGAACCGGAGATGTGCTGATGCGCCGCTTCGTGCCATCCTTCTTCGCCACCTACCTGATCCTGGGCGGGCTGCTGCTCTGGTCTGGGGCTCCGGTCTTCACGATCGGCGTCCTGGGTGCAGGCATGACGGTGGCCGCCCTGGCCCCGGAGTACAGGTGAGCCGGCCGCTCCGTCTCGACATCCTGGGCATCCCGTTCGAGGTGATCTGGAACGACAACGCGGATCACGACGAGAGCGGGGACGAGGCCTCGATCGAGATCGGCACGCAGCGGGTGCTCATGTTCTCGCAGACCTTCGGCCCCGACCACGAGCGGCGCGTCATGCTGCACGAGATTCTGCATGGGATCATCAGCCTGACCGCCCAGGAGGATCGGTTCACGGCAAAGGGGGAGGAGCAGATCGTCGACTCGATGTCGACCGTCCTGCTCCAGGTCCTGCGGAGCAACCCGCACCTCGTCTCCTACCTGGTGGATCGGTGAAGGGGTACCGCCGACACCTGGCGATCGACCTCGACGACGTGGTCCTCGACCTGACCGGGGGCGTGGCGCGCACCGTCGCGCGCGAGCACGATGTCCCGTTGCCGGTCTTCGACAACTGGAACATGGACCTGGTGCTGAAGCCCATCCTGGGGATGCCCTGGATGAAGTGGATGCGGAAGAAGGACTGGCTCTGGGCCACCTTCCCCGCCATCGACGGGGCGATCGGCGGCCTGGAGGTGCTGCGACAGCGCGGCTACTACTTGGAGTGCGTCACGAGCAAGCCGGAGTGGGCCGAGCCCCAGGTCTGGAAGTGGCTCGGGCTCTGGCGCCCGGCCTTCCATCGGGTCACCATCATGAGCGACGGCGTCCGCAAGGTGGACGTGACCGACGCCGACCTGCTGATCGACGACAAGCCTGAGAACTGCCTGGGGTTCCTCGACGAGGGGCGCCGGGCAGTGCTGTTTACCAGGCCGCACAACAAGGGCGTCCGGCTCGGCGACCACACGATTCATGTAGCCCCGGCGATACGCGCGGACTCCTGGTCTGGTATCCTGGAGGCTGTTGAAAGAACGTTCCCCGAAGTGAGGTACCCATGATCCAGACACCCCACGGCGAGCCCCTCGCTGCGCCTCGGCCGCGCATCGACGAGTCGAAGAGCACGCCTTACCACTGCGCCGTGTGCGCGCCGACCGAGAACTTCTACGGCATCCTCCGCTTCGAGGGTGCCCCGGTCCCGCGCTGCCCCAACCACGAGACGCCCATCGACCTGGTGCCTGCCCGATGAAGTGCCAGGCCGAGGTTCGCCGCCTCGTCCGTAGCGGCGGGTTTGGGAACCGATCCGGCAGCCGGCAGACGAACGAGTACGAGTTCGTCCGGTGCAGCAGGGAGGCTACCTCGATCCCGGTGAAGATGTACCCGCCGCGAGACGCTGTCCAATCCATGCACTCGGTCACCGGCCGAGTCTGTGGGCAGCATGGTCGCCAGTGGCTGCCACGCGCAGCGTTCGGGGCGGGTGCCGAGTGAACGAGGCGAAGGATCGAGTCGTCACCAAGGCGGTCGACGAGCACGTCGACGCCCTGGAGGAGGAGCGCCTTCCCGATGGCAAGTGGCACCCCTCCTCCTTCTGGACCTGCACCCGAGCGGCCGTGATGGGCCATCGTGGCCTGCCGGTCACCAACAAGCCGGATGCCCAGAACAAGCGAGTCTTCCGCATCGGGCACATGTATCACGCCTTCGTGCAGCAGGCGCTCGGCCTGAGCCCCGACTTCAAGGCGGTGTACGCCGAGTTCGGGATCGAGATCGGGGAGTGGGGCGTGAAGGGCAACGGCGACGTGCTGGTGCTCTTCGAGGACGGCCACTGGGAAGTCTTCGAGATCAAGTCGACGAAGAGCCTGAAGTACACGCCGAAGGACGACCACCGGAAGCAGGCCTCGGTGTACTTCACCGCGGCCCGTGACTTCGGGTTCGAGGCCCTCGACGTCGAGGGGCAGCCGGCCCCGTTCCCCCCTCTCGGCGACAAGTTGACCGCCATCCGCCTGATCTACCTGAACAAGGCGGACCTGGAGATGAAGGAGTACGTCTACGAGTACGACCCGCAGTGGCGCGTCGACATCGAGGAGCGGCTCGCCTATCTCCAGGCACAGGCGGACAAGCCTGTCGAGGAGTTGCCCCTGCTGGACCTGAAGGATCGGTCCGTCGCCTGGTTCGCCGACTACTGCCCGTACAAGGGCAGCGGCGACTGCTGCGGCGACCCCAAGGGTGGGTGGGACGAGCAGGTGCTCTCGTGGTAGAGGTGCGGATGCTGGCCGAGGCCCTCTGGGTCTTCGCCATGGTCGACCTCACCCTGATCCGGCTCGGCCGGCGACGGCTCATGGATCGGCTACCGAAGGGAGACTGGGTGCTGTGAGCATCATTCAGCGTATCGCCAAGCGCCTGTCGCCGAGGCCTGACGCCAAGGCGGAGGAGCGGGAGGCCAAGAGGCTGGAGGCCTCGATCGGATTCAAGACGAAGACAGCAACGCGGATCAACCGCGCGCAGCGACGAGCCCTGGGCATGACCCGGGCCTTCACCGAGGCCGGCGGTCGCTCCGGTTGGATCGTGAACCCGGGCTCTCGGGCCCGTGCAGCAGAGGAGAAGAGACGTGGTCAAGAAGGCTGATCCGGTGCTGGCGGAGTCGACCGCCACCACCCTGAAAGGGAAGATCATCGAGGCCGGCCTGGAGGTCGGCATCATCGGCAAGAGCGGGAAGAACGAGGCGCAGAACTACAAGTTCACCTCCGAGGCAGACGTCGTGATGAAGGTGGGCCCGGCCCTCTTCCGCCGCGGCGTGCTGGTCACCCCCGTCCACACGATCCAGTCGATCCTGCCGTACATGAGCGGCAAGGAGAACAACAAGCAGGCTTTCCTGACCACCATCGAGTCGATGTGGTCGTTCGCCACCGAGGACGAGGAGATCGTCGTCGGCACCCTGGGCCAGGGAACGGACACCGGCGGGGACAAGGGCGTCTACAAGGCCATGACCGGCTCGAAGAAGTACGCCCTGCTCCAGGCCCTGATGATCGCCACCGGCGACGACCCGGAGGTCGCGCGGTCCGACGAGAAGGACGCCGGCGAGGGGTCGGAGTTCGGCACCAACGAGCAGGACCCCGAGGGCAAGCCGACCGAGAAGCAGATCAGGAAGTTGTTCGGGGACGCCAAGCGGGCCGGGCTCGCCGGACCCCAGGTGGCCGCCTTCGTGAAGCAGATCACCGGCAAGTTCTCGTCGAAGCAGTTGAAGGTGAAGGACATGCAGGGGCTCTACGACACCCTGGCGACGATGATCGCCACCGGTGGCGGCACTCTGGTGGACAGCCCGCACCCGCTCCCCGAGAACGGCGAGGTCCAGGGCCCGGCCGTGACTGCCGAGGCGGACGCGAAGCCCACCTCCGAGGAGAACCACAAGGCCGCAGGCCTGGATGACGAGGAGGCAGCCAAGTGAGCGTCACCACCACGACCAAGATCGCGGGCCGTCGCGTGAGCCGCGACGAGGCGGGCCAGATCGCGACGAAGATCGCCACCCTTCTGGAGAAGGTGGATTCGTATGGCACCGCCAGCATCGACGTCTCGATGACGGCCCAGTGGAGGCGATACGGGTCGAGCGCAGCGGACAAGGTGGACGCGACCGTCCGCATCGTGACCGGCTGATGACCTTCTCGATCATCTGGAGGGTACGCCACAGCCCGGAGTATCCGGGCGTGATCGAGTTGACCGTCAACGAGCCGGCGGCCATGGCTCTGGTGCTCGCCATGTCGAAGGAGCACTACTCCTCGTCGTGCGGAACCCTGGCCTCGCTGGCTTCCGGCATCACGGAATCCACCCTGGGAACCCTCCTGTCCAGCATCTCCGGGATCAAGCGCAACTCGAACGAGGGGCGCACGTTCCGGGAGCGGGCACACGGCATCCTGAAGGAGATGGTGGGCGAGGGTCACCTGGCCGGCCGAGTCCCGCCGAAGATGAACAAGTCTCAGGAGGACGGGGTCGACCTGATCTCCGTGGACCTCACGCCCCTCGAACTCTCGGCCTTCGCCGTGGACTGCGAGGACACGATGGACCGGGTGCCCAGGTCGACCGCCGACCTGATGCGGCACATCGCCGGCGAGGCGGATGCGATCCTGACTTCAGCCCAGAAGATGGCTGCCGCCCTCTCGGAGGACGAGCCGGTGAACCATGACCGTAGCCAGTAGCCCGCGCGCTCTCGACACCTCCGAGGCGGAGGCCGCGGTCGTCTCCCGGCTGCTGCTCGATCCGAAGCAGATGCCCCTGGTCGCCTTCCTCACCGCCGAGGACTTCAGTGTCCAGGCCTGGGGCGAGGCGTACCAGGGCATCGTCACACTGGAGCAGGACAAGAAGCCCATCGACCTGATCCACCTGCGTGCCATCGGTGTCGACCTCGACGTCCTCGACCTGCCGGCGATGGCGAACGCCCCGCTGGAGGAGTACGGGAAGTTGATCCAGACCGGCGCACTCCGCCGGCGGGTGATCCACGCAGCCCAGGGGATCATCGAGCAGGCTCGGGACAGCGACGTCGATCCGATCGTCGCGATCAACGAGGCCTTCTCGGCGATCGTCCGGGACACGGCGGATGACGAACTCGTGTCCGCCACCCGTGCCAGCGCCGACTACCTTGGCACCCTCAACGCCCGGCGCCTGGGCGGATCGACCGGCCTGACCTTCGGCATCCCCGGCATGGACGACCACGTGCTGCCGGCCGCAGCCGGTGAGATGATCGTCATCGCGGCGCGCCCCGGCGTGGGGAAGACGGTCATGGCGGAGAACATCATCGACCACATCCTGGGGTTCGGGAAGGGGACCGTCGTCTTCGCCTCCCTGGAGATGACCCGGGACCAGTTGCACGATCGCGCAGTCTCGCGCGCCACCTCGATCCCCGTCGGCCGGCTGACGACCGGGTCCCTGGAGATCGGCGAGTGGGAGCGCGTGTTCACCGCGGCCGAGGACCTCGGCAAGCGGGACATCTACTACGCCGACGACCCGTACATGACCACCGGGAAACTCCGGGCGGCGTGCAGCAAGGCGCAGTTGCAGTCCGGCGGCCACCTGGTAGCCATCGTGGTCGACTACCTCCAACTCCTGAAGGACAAGCAGGGTGGGGACAGCGAGGTCACCCGTGTCACGAGCATCAGCCACGCGCTGAAGGCACTGGCCCGCTCCTTCAACGTCCCTCTCTTCGCGGTCGTCCAGTTGAGCCGTGCCGGCGCTGACGTCGATCCGAAACTCCAGCACCTCCGCGACTCGGGCGCGATCGAGCAGGATGCTGATGTAGTGGTGGGGCTACGCCGCGACCTCGAATCTGCTAGGATGAGGGTCGCAGTCCTGAAGCAGCGGCAGGGCCGGCTCTCTCACTTCTGGGTCCGCTACGACGGCAACTCATGCACGTTCCACGCACCACCGGCAGACTTCGATCCCATGATCCAGGCGGGGATGACCCCGCCGGCGGACCCGGCGCCACCGGACGAAGACGACGAGGACCTCATCTACTAATGGCCGGACGATTGACAGATGACGAGCGCGCCGATCGGAAGATGTCCGAGAAGACGCTCAACGCCCGCGTCCTGTACCGGGCGAAGAAGTACGGCTGGCGGGTGGTTCGCATCCAGCGGTCCATGGTTGGCGGGCCCCAGGGCTCGTTTCGCACCGGCACGGTGAAGGGGTTCCCCGACCTCGTGCTCTTCAAGCCCCTCGGACCAACCTTCCACGAGGAAGGCGGCATCCTCTTCCGGGAACTGAAGAAGGAACTCGGCAAACTCGATCCTGAACAAGAAGCCTGGCGCGATCTGATCCGCAGCGCCGGTGGAGACTGGGGCCTGTGGCGCCCCTCGGACCTGCGGACCAACCTGAAGAACAGAAGGAGACTCAACCGTGGCTGACGCGAAGAAGACTCTCGGGCACATCATCGGCAACCTGGGCAAGGACCCAGTCAAGAAGTACGTCGACTCCCTGGAGAAGGACGTCGTCGAGTTGAGCGTGGCCGTGACCATGTCCTACGGCGACGAAGGCGAGACCCGTTGGGTCAAGGTCGCCGTCTGGAACGAGGGCCTGATCGACCAGGTCATGTCCCTGAAGAAGGGCTCGAAGGTGGCAGCCGAGGGCGTCATCAAGGTCGAGGCCTACGAGGGCAAGGCCCAGTACAGCATGAACGCCTCCCGGATCGGTACCTGGAAGCCGTTCGAGAAGAGCAAGTCGGACGCGCCGGCGAAGCCCAAGGCTGCCGCTGAGACGGACGACGACGGGGTGCCTCTGACGTGGTAGAGGTGGATGCCGACGAGGTCCGGACCTCGAAGAGGCCTGCGTATGGGGGCGAGGCCGCAGCGGCCCGCCTCCGGTATGCCCACATGCGCCACGTTCACCACGACGACGTCTCCTGCGCGGTGGCCGGCGACTCCGGCCACAGGCCTTACCTCTCGACCGCCCTGGCTGGTATGGACACGACGCCCGACGGCTCGTGCTCGCACCCGGCCACCTACATCTCCCGCATCTGCGTCTCGTGCAGTACGGTGATGGAGGTCGAGGGTTGAGCGACCTGCTCGACACCCTCTGGGCCGGGCACACGGGCTTCGGCGAACTGCGCCTCATCAAGAACGGCGTGGTCAACCAGTCCTGGATTCCCCTGCCGATCGACGACATGTACCTGCTCGACGACGAGGTCCTCAACCGGGACGTCGACGGGTGGGACGTGTACTTCGGCGTGCTCCCGCGCGTCTCGATGGAGGGGAAGACGGCCAACGTGGTCAACGAGACGTCCGTTCTCTGGGCGGACTTCGACGCCAAGGTGTATCCGGGCGGTGCCAAGGCGCAGGCCTTCTACGCCCTGGGCAAGGTGACCCCGGCCCCGCACATCATCGTCGACTCGGGCCACGGGTACCACGCCTACTGGCTCCTGGCGAGCCCGATCTCCTTCACCTGGGCGGCCCGGATCATGAAAGGGATCGCCATGGCGACGGGCGCCGACCGTGTCTACGACCAGGCGCGCATCCTCCGTGTGCCCGGGACGCACAACCACAAAGACGCTGACCCCTCGCTAGTGCGCGTGCTCCGGTTCGACATCCTCTCGCCGCGGTATGCGAGCGAGGACTTCAGCGACTACACCTTCCGGGTCGACCGGGAGGAGGAGGCCAACGAGTTCCGCCAGGAGAAGAAGCGGGAGGCTCGCGCCGCCGAGGGGGGCGGGCGCAAGGACTGGAGTGACCTCCCTGGCTGGCTGGTGAAACTCATCACGTCGGGCCGCGACACGGCGCCGGACGGCCAGGTCATCCACGACCGATCCGTCCTCTGCTTCAAGGTGTGCGCCAGGCTAATCGAGGCCGGCTGGAGCGACGAGGAGATCGAGGACGTGTTCCTCTCCTACCCCGAGGGGATCGGGGAGAAGATGGCAGAGAAAGGAGTCCGAGGGAAGCGATGGCTGGAGACGACGCTCGAAGCGGCGCATCGGTCGACCGGACTGTAGGCGGGCGCTTGCAGGGGTACACCGACGAGGCTCTGCTCGCCACCTGGCGCAGCACGGCGCGGGCCCTGGCCGAGGCCAAGGTTCAGTACGCCTCGGAGTACCTGCGCGCTAAGATCAGGGGGGAGTCCGACGGGACCGCCCACCAGATCGCGACCGAGACCACCAAGGCGGCCGTCGTCCAGGGTGAGGCCGACCTGAAGATCATCGAAGCCATCTGGTACGCCAGGGGCAGGAAGGACCCACTCGCATGATCGAGTTCACGCCGTTCCCGAAGGTCGCCCGGCTCAACCGGAACATCATCATCACCGAGAAGATCGACGGCACCAACGCCGCGGTCGGCGTCACCGAGGAGGGGCAGGTCTACGCCCAGTCTCGGACCCGGCTCATCACGCCGGACCAGGACAACTTCGGTTTCGCCAGGTGGGTGCAGGAACACGCCGAGGCGTTGGCGGCCTTCCTGGGGGTCGGTGTCCACTTCGGCGAATGGTGGGGCCTCGGCATCCAGCGCGGGTACGGGCTCGATCACAAGAGGTTCTCCCTCTTCAACAGCGCCCGGTGGGGCGAAGCCCTCTGGGCCCCGTCTGTTCCCGTGGAACCGAAGGAACTCGACGTGGTGCCGGTCCTGTACCAGGGCCCCTTCGATCAGGGCGCCATCCAGGACAGCCTCGCCATGCTGCGGGACGATGGGTCCCGGGCGGCGCCCGGGTTCATGGACCACGCGAGGGCGTGGTCGTCTACCTGACTGCCGCCCGCACCATGTTCAAGGTCACCGTGAAGAACGACGAGAAGCCCAAGGGCTCGCAGGAGGAATCATGACGCAACGATTCGGCGACATCAAGGAGGGGGAGGAATACTCCATCATCAACCCCGCCGGCCCCGAGCCGGAGCGACCCAGTGCCCCCGCTCGGGTGGCCTCTACGATCCGCAGGACCGTAGCCGAGGGCTCCCGGAAGAACGCCACCCTGGCCGCCTTCGTGGCCGGGCTCCTGACCGGCAGCACGCTGACGATCGTGAGCGGGCTGCTCCGATGATGCACGAGGCGGTGCCCGAGGCACGCTGGCTGGTTGGCCGGGCGCTCGGGTACATCACCCGCGATCAGGACCTGGAGTGGGTCCGCCGCGCGGTGGAGTTCTACGAGGGGCTGCCAGCGAAGTACGAGGAGCCTGGTGCCAAGATCGGACTGCGGGTGGCTCTTCCCCAGGGGATTCGAGTTCACACCGACAGCGACTTCCACCTCGACGGGGGCTCCTGCCTCTACTTCGGGTACCGTCCGTTCACCGAGGTGCCCCTGATACACGCCCTCGAACGAGCCATCTACGCCATCCGCATGGGACCCCGATGAGCGTCCCGATCCTCAACAAGAGGTTCGACGACATCCCGGAGGGGGCGGTCTACATAGGCCGCCCTTCGCCTTGGGGCAACCCGTACACCCACCTGTCCTCCAGCCTGGAGGGAACGTACTCGGTGGACACCCGCGAGGAGGCGGTCGAGGCCTTCCGCGGCTACGCGAAGCGGCGCCTGGCGACCGAGCCCGAATGGCTGGAGCCCTTGCGGTACGCCACCGCCCTCGTGTGCTGGTGCGCGCCCCAGTCCTGCCATGGCCAGATCATCATGGAACTGATGGCCGTCATCCAGGACCGAGGGCTCTGATGCCGGCCCTGAAGAAGGACGGCACGCCGAGGAAGACGCCGGTCCGCAGGCCGGTCGTCCCCCTTTGGCAGAAGCAGCCGATCCCCCACAACGACCAGGGCTACGAGCAACCTCCGGGCACGGACGTCTGGTGGTGCGTCGGGTGCGGCGCCAGGTACTGCTTCCGCCGGGTGATCCCTGGCAAGCGGGGCGGCCCGCACCAGCGGCTGATCGACCGACGGTACGGCATCTACTCCTGCTGGCGGGCCCTGAAGGAGATCACCAAGGTGAAGCGGAAGGTGGTCGAAGGGAAGAGGTACCACGAGAAGGGAGCGAGGGTGATCCTGGCCGCCGACGGAGCGCCGGTCCCCGGCCAGCCTGACCAGGACCCGGAACTGCTTGCCATGCTCAAACTCGCGTAGCCCACGGCGTACATGGTGCCGGCAAACCTGCTATCATAGGAGATCAAGGGTAAGTGTTGCCGGTGGCACACCGGGTTGTGGCCCCGGCAGGGCAGGTTCGAGGCCTGCACCCTTGACCATCGGAACTGGAAGCACAGAGGAGAACCCTTGACCGACCGACGCTCATTCCCGCGGGCACTGGCCTTGGTCCTGGGCGTGTTCATCGCACTCGCGTTGACGCTGACGCTCGTCTCTGTCGCCGGAGCGACGAAGCCGAACCCCGACCACAAGGCCACCATCTGTCATGCCCATCCGGCTGACACCGCAGCGGCTGGCTTCGCCAGCATCACGGTCGACGTCGCCTCCGTGGGCTACGTGCAGGCCGGCCACCAGAGCGAGCACGACGCTGACATCATCCCCGCGTACGAGTACACGGACGTCAACGGTGCGACCTTCTCGTTCTACGGCAAGAACCTCGGAACCCTCTTCTTCGGGACCACCGGCCTGACGATCCTCAACAATGGGTGCCAGTTGCTGGACCCGAGCGAGGACCCGAGCCCCACCCCCGAGCAGAGCATCGGCGAGCCGTCGTTCACCGAGAACCCGAGCCCGAGCGATCCTGCATCCAGCCAGCCCGAGGCGAGTGCGCCCGGACTGTCGAATACCGCACTGTCCGGCCACGGTGGCGTCACCGACGACGGATGGCTTCTGATCTACGGGACCCTGATGGTCATCATCCTGGGCTCCGCCTTCGTCTCCGCAGCGCGCGCGGTCAGGTAGATGCCTGATCCGCACTCCGCGGGACACACTGAGAGTCGGCCCATCGTCCTCGTGATGTGGGTCGACTCCGGCTTCTCCTTTGCTCAACCCTGGACCGATCAGGATGAACTGATCGAGCGTGCCCGAAACTGGGACGGGTACGTGACGACCACGGGCTATCTCATGTACGAGGACAACCGATGCGTCGTAATCAGCCAGTCACGCGACGGCGGCGAGGAGACGCTACCGGGAGAGCCGCGGTGGGCCGCGTGCTTCCTCATCAACCGGGCGAACATCCTGAAGATGGAGCCCCTGATCCCCATGTCGGCATCAACTGGAAGCGAACTCCCTGTCTCTGCGGCTGCCACTTCGGATCAGCCGGAGATGGATGCGACCCAGGCTGCCCACCAGTTCGACCCCATGCACGCGCGTAGCGGCATCAACGACCTCCATCCTGGGTGGATGGATACCGAGACCCCCGAGGGGGCTATCGTGGCGCAGCGCCCGGCACAGCCTGCCCCAGGCGATTCCTGATGGCCTGCGAGCACGGGCATAGCCCACAGATTGGACGCGGACCGGGTACCCCGATCGTCTGCGCCGGCTGTGGGGCCCGTGCTACCTGGGGGAGGCCCCCTGCGGTGTCGCAGCAGTTCGGGTGGCCGAAGCCCCTACGCCGGCCAAGGTCCCGGCCGTTCAGCCCCATGCGGGATGGCTACGAGTACGACAGCAGCGAGCAGTGACCCGTACCTGCGCCGTCTGTGAGCAGGAGTTCGAGCCCCGTGACCGCGGGGCTCGCGCTCGTATGTGCTCAAAGCGGTGCCGCAACCGGGCTCTGTACCTCGCCACCAGGGCGAAGGATCACGAGCGCCGCAAGCCGGCCGACCCGATCGCCAGGGCTCGGTACCAGCGGGATCGGATGCGCCGACTGCGAAGAGAGGGGCTGCGCCGCGAGTACGAGGCCGCCTATTACCGGCGACCAGAGGTGCAGGAGCGGTACCGCCTGCGCTGGCGTGAACTTTACGGGGACCCGCATCCCGACGTCATTCTGGCCGAGCCGTACACCGGCCACCGCTGGTTGGAGATGGCGCGGGCGGCTGTCGGTCGACCGAGCGATGCGTCGGCACCCTGGGCCGACGACGCCTGGGACGACATGGGCGAGGCAGTGCTGGCCCTGCTGGAGGGGCGCGACATGAAGCAGGCGATCGCCGAATACCGCTCGCAGGAGTATGTCTCTCGGCGCCTGACCATCCGGGCCGACGACTGGCGGGAGGACGACGACTACGACAAGTGGTTCGACTCCGTGCTGCCGGCTGTCCCGTCCGCGGAAGATTCGTTCTTCGCAACGCCAGCGAATATGGGGGTTCGAGCGAAGTTCCACAAGGGCTCGAACCGCAGGCGGTTTGGCAACAACCAGGGCCGGCAGGAGCCAGCCCAACGACGTCGCCGGCGAGACGCCGGCTGGAGGGCCCACGCAGCATGAAGTTCATCAGGTTCATCAGGGGGTACAAGTCGCTGGAGATCGTAGTCGGTCCGTACGCCGGCCGGCTCCAGTGGGCACGGTCCGCCGGGTTCTTCTTCCTCGACACCGACGGCCCCATCGTCCGGCGCCTACGACGCTGGTGGACCGGCTGGCACCGGTGGGAGGATGACTTCCCATGGTGACCAGGCCTCGCTACATCCTGCATCCGGGGTGGATGGTCTCGCGGAACGACGGCCAACGCCACTTCGTCGGCGTGGCCTCGCTTACCCACCTGTACGGTATCCGCCCCGGGGACGACATCCGCATCTACGACGACCACGGGTACGTCTCGCACCATCTGCGGCCGCGGTATGAAGGTGACTACCCGAACGTCCACGCCGACGGCTGAACCCAGACACGAAGAAGCCCCCTCGGGCCGCTCACAGAGCAGTCGAGGGGGCTTCTTGTTGGGCCCGCTGAGAGGAAGGGCAGCGGGCTTCGCTATGCCAGCCCGGTGAGGAGCCTCATCTCGATCACCCATCGGGCGATCATGAGGACGCTGGCGGTGGTGAACAGGAGGCGGATGCCCCAGGCGCAGGCGAGGAGGATCATGCCGTCCTCTTCCACATGTAGACGACGATGTACGGCTGGAGGTTGTTGTGGGCCCCACCGCCGCCCTTGCTGCCGGTGTCGACGCCGGTCACCCCAGGCGTGCCGCTCATGGACGTGTCCACGGTGAACCCGACCACGCCACCGGTCGCGGTAGGAAGACGGGTCTGGTTGTGAACGTGGGCCGGCATCTCGGCCTCGACGAGGGTGTGGGTCTTGGCTCCGCCAGTCTCCTCGACGGTATCGAACTCGGTCTGTCCGGCGTCCAGCCCCACGAGCGCGCGGCCTGCGCCGAAGGCTGCCCACGTGCCGGTGCCGAACAGGGTCCCGGGATTGGTCGAGACGGTGGAGACGTAGATGCTGCCCACGGGGTACACGAGGTTCACCATGTCGGTGGACGTGAAGGTGCCACCATCGGCACCGTCGGCACCGGGGAGTCCGGTCTCGCCCTGAATCCCTTGAATCCCCTGAATCCCCTGGGCCCCATCGTTGCCGGCTGGACCCTGGGCGCCGTCGGCTCCGGCGGCCCCCGTCTCACCCTGGACCCCCTGGCCTCCCTGGGGTCCCTGCGGTCCGGTGTCGCCGGTCGCACCGGTAGGCCCCATGATGTTGCCGATCAGGGACCAGGCGCCGTTGCCCTTGAAGTGGATGTCCCCATTCGAGGAGCAGTAGTAGTAGTCGTCGTCGTTGCCGATCAGGTCCGAGGGCGCACCCGATCCACCGAGCCAGCGGTTGCCGTCTACACCATCCGCTCCCGGCGCCCCGTCGGCGCCATCGGTACCAGGAGGACCCTGCGGTCCAGGCTCCCCGCCCCCACCTATGGCGCTCACCTTCGGTTGCCAGGTGCCCGACTCCAGGGCGCGCTCCTCATCCGGCGTCTCCGGGACGAAGACGATTCTGGTGGATGCAGGGGTGAGTTTCTCTACCTGGAGTTTCATCTCTTCTTCTTCTTCATGACGGGGCACTCCCGCCCAGTACACGACTGCCGATCCCGCATCCGGTGGTACTCGCGGTGCTTGCGATCGGCCGCGGCAGCATCCGAGTCAGCCTTGGCCTTCAGGCAGTGGTAGCACTCCTTGCAGAAAGGGTGCCGGTGGGCGTCGACGATCATGAAGAGGGCACCCAGGAGGATGGCTCCGATGATCGCCGAGGCGATGACGAGATGACTAGCGTCTGCGGGTGACACGACGCCTCCCCTTACGACGTCGTGCGACTGACAGGGCGATGGCGATCGCCTGCTTCCGGGGCCGACCGGCGGCCATCTCGGCGCGAATGTTGCGACTGACGGCCGCCTTAGACTTACCCTTCGCCAGCGGCATCGGGAATGTCCTCGACCGCCACGTGGGAGGGCAAGAGACTCTGGTCCTGGGCCTGGGCAGCGGCCCCCGCATCTGCGCCGGCGGCGAAGGCCTGGGCCTCGTTCTCGCTGGCCGCGGAGACAGACGTGCTCACTCTTCGGACGAAGAGGCCGAGGCCAACCTCCGCCCCCAGGGCGATAGCAGCCAGCAACTTCTCGTCCATGACGAAGAGGCCGGCGAGGACGCCGATGAACAGGATGGATCGGAGCGCGCCGGCAATAGCGACGGGCTCCTTGTCGAGGATTGCGCGAAAGTCGTACATCAGACGGTATCCTTCAGGTCGTCGCGTGCAGCCTGGATGCCGGCTGCCCGGGCAGCGACCTTCGCGGCCGCGATGTCTGCATCGTACTTCGCCTGGCTGATCCCGGTCGACTCGATTGCCGTCGGGGTAGAGCAGAAGAGGACGCTCACGTAGCCGAACTCGCGGCCCTTGGGAGTGGCCGCCCACGCGCCGTACCACCTCGGGTCCGCGGTGGCGCCGACCTTCGTCCCGTCGACGATGAAGTCGGGGTGCAGTTCGGTGTTGTTGGGCAGCATGGCGAGGATGTTGTCGCTCTTCACGAATGGACTCGCGCGGAAGCGCAGGCCGTCCACGCTACCGGTCGAGGTGGAGACCTTCTTGTTGTCGAGGGGTCGTGGGTTAGTTCCCTGGAGCACGCCTTCCTCCTGGTTCTGATCGAGCAGGGGCCAGATGTCGACCTCCACTCCGTTGTGCTTGCACCCGAGATGCCCGTGACAGGCCGTGACTCCGGTGTTTCCGATAGATGCGATCTGCTGTCCCCTCGCAACGTGGTCGCCCACCTTGACGAGGATCAACTTGCAATGAGCGATGGCGAACTCGTACGAAGGGTCATCGTCCCAGATGATGCGAACGATGCCGAAGGTCCCGCCAGCGTACGACACCTTACCGGTGACCATGGCGATGGCTGGGCTGCCGCACCTGCCGTCCCCGATGTCAACCCCCATGTGGGGAGTCTTGTGGTCGGCGTCGATCGCACCGAAGGGGGCGGTGACGCGGAAGTCCCCGTAGATGGACGGTGATCCGAAGGGTCGGATGTACGCCTGCTTGACCGGGTTGCCGATGCCGTTCATCCGAGGAACCTCCCGTTGAAGATCGAACCCAGGGCGACGACGATGCCGAGCCCAACGTTGATGATCGTGAGGAACGCGACGATCGCCAGCATGAAGCGGTAGCGGGCATCGGCCGCCTCTCTCTGGGCGTTTACGACGGCGGTGCGGGTGATGTCGGTCACCTCCAGCGTGGAGAGCCGATGCTCGATCTCCTGCACATCGACATGGTCGGCCTTGGAATCAAGTTTCGACTCGATGCGTTCGAGTGACGCCTCCATCCGGCCGAAGCGGCCACTCGGCGAGATCGTTCCCGACTCATCTTCGTGGTTCGTGGTCATTCCTCTCTCGGCACGGCGGACGTATCGAGCGAGTCCTCGATCCGGTCTGCCGTGTCCTGCATCGAGTCGGACATCTCCAGCGGCGGATGCTCGGATGCCATGTGCTCGCGCGCGGCGCGCTCCATGGCTGCGATGCGATTGTTGGCGATGTCCAGGAGGACCTGCTTCTCGCCGATGATGGCGAGCAGATTCTCGGTGGAGATATGGGTTTCCTGCATCGGGTGCTTCCTCTCAGGCTACTGCGACTGACTTCCACGTCGATCCGACTCGAACGTAGAAGCGGCTGTTGGTGGTGTCGAGCGCGAAGTTACCCGACTGGTCGACGGTGAAGTCCGCATCGGACGGGACTCCAGCCTTCACCTTCATCGCCATCCCATCGGCGGCGTAGAAGTGGTCGTCCGTCTTCAGGTCGTTCGCTGCATTGCGATAGATGTTCGTGTCGATGGCTGCCGTCCCGCCGCCGAGCCCAATCGAAGCACCAGTCGCGTTGAAGAGAACCTGGAATCGTTGGTTCGCGTCTCCTGCAACCCTGGCGTTGTAGGCGCTGACGCCCTCCGTCGACCTCTCGATGGCGATGAATCCATCGGGAATGAACAGTTGGTCGGTCGCGGCAGTGATGAGGGTCAGGTCCCCGCTCGATCCGTTGGTGTCGAAGACCAGGGTCTTGGCTGCACTGCGTCTCACCCAGACATCACGAGTAGCCGAGCCTGATCCCAACTGAAGGCTAGGAACCGCCGACAGGAGCCCCAGGAAGATGGGGTCCACCGTATGGGTCGTGTCTGCTACCGCGAACCCGGTAGTTAGGCTGGTGCCCACTACTCCCATGATAGATTGGGTCGAGGCCCCCTGAAGGTTCAGTCTTCCGACCGTAGACCGAGAGAGGCTCACATCCCCCGTGGCAGACCCGGACCCCCAACCGAACTTCCCATTGTGGGTCACGAGCCATCGAAACTGCGTATCGCCCGAAACGGAGGAGACGATCATCGTGGACCCGACAGACGGGGCCTTGAACGAGATGCCAGCCGACGAGTTGGAGTAGTCTCCGATGTTCAGCGTGTCGAGGTACAACTTCGGGACCGCAGTGACGCCGTTGAGCCAGATCGTCGGGCTCCCGCTCGCCCTCGACGCCTCGATGAACACCCGCAGGTAGCGCGCGTCCGAGGGGGCAACGAGGGTCATCCCGTTGTGCATCTGGCGGATGTAGGTGGCCCGCGAGGTCGTGTAGTTGAGGCCGGTCTCCTGGATCGTGGCCGTAGCCGAGACGGAGTGGTCGGACTTCCTGAACTGGCACCCGACGGTCATGTCGAAGTCGGAGGCGGAGTTCGTGTACCGCCACATCAGGCTGATGGCGTACAACTGGCCCGGGACGATCGGGATGTCCTGGAATATCTCGGCGGTTTCGGTGCCGTCCCACTGGAGCGCGAACCCACCGGCTGCGGTCGAGTCGGCCACTCGCTTCAGGGTCCCC